AGAAACATGGCCTTAGCACGCGCTTTGGTAGGTGACTCGTCGGACAACCTTCCCGGCATCAAGTCGGTAGGGTTCAAAAGTATTCAGCGGCGCCTTGGGTTNCTTGGGGCTGACAAAGATTATACTTTAGATGATATCGTTTCNTTTTGCGAGAAGATCGATAAAAAGTTAAAGTTCCACGATAATATCTTGGAAGGTCAAGACATTATTGCCCATAACTATAAAATGATGCAACTTTATTCACCGCTCCTNTCNCCACAGTCAAAAGACTTTGTAAAAAATGCNGTGGAAAACTTTGATTGCAATTTCAATAAGATAGAAATCATTAAGAAAATGCGCGATGATGGATTCGGAGAATTGAACTGGAAAGATCTTGAATTGCATCTAAACAAAATCCACTCAGAGTGTTAAATATGTTGACTTCTGGGCTGGAAATGTTATACTTATAAACACAGAGGGGGTGGCGCTTGAACGGCTCTACAAATACACAAAATCCCACGTTTGGGAGATACGGTAAGACGTTTCAAGAAGGACTAGTCCAGCTTATATATCAAGATCGGCCTTTTGCTGATCAGATCACTGAAGTGCTGGACTTGAACTTTTTGGAGCTGGAGTACTTGCGTATTTTTACTGATAAGATTGTTTCCTATCGTGAGCGCTATTCCAAGCACCCATCGGCCGATGCAGTCGTCACGATCTTGCGTACGGAACTTGATAGCGAAGAGGTGGTCACCCAGCAACAGCTAAAAGAATATTTTACTCGCATCTCCACCACTGAGTTGGAAGATATTGAATATATCAAAGAACAGTCTTTAGATTTTTGCCGCAAGCAAAACCTGAAGGAAGCCATGCTTCAATCAGTTGATCTGTTGCAATCCTGTTCTTTTGACGAAATTTCAAAAGTCATCAATGATTCTTTGAAGTTGGGCTCCGAAACTAATTTTGGACATGATTTTTTAGCTGACTTTGAAGAGAGGTACAAGCCGAAACACAGACAGCCGGTTACTACCGGATGGAAAGACATTGATCAGATTATTGGCGGAGGCCTAGGAAAGTCGGAGCTTGGCGTCGTAGTGGCGCCCACAGGCGCTGGCAAGTCTATGGTACTAGTACACTTGGGGTCCCAGGCAATAATAGAGGGAAAGACAGTTATCCACTACACACTAGAGCTTCAAGATACTGTTATTGGAAATCGTTATGATAGTTGTATCACTGGTTATCCCTTGAGCGATCTCATGAGCTTTAAGACCGAGATCTATGATGAAATTAAAGATATTGATGGCTCCCTGATCGTTAAAGAGTACCCCACAAAATCCGCATCCGTGAATACCATTCGTGCGCACCTCAACAAACTGATGAAGAGGGGGATCAACCCGGGCCTCATCATCGTTGACTATGCCGATCTTTTGAGGCCCGTGGTAGTGAGAAAAGAGAAGCGCGCCGAACTTGAATCGATTTACGAAGACCTCCGTGCTATATCCACAGAGTTTCAGTGTCCCCTGTGGACAGCCTCTCAGACTAACCGATCCGGACTCAATGCCGAAGTGATTACGATGGAACAAATCTCCGAAGCGTTTAATAAGTGCTTCGTTGCCGACTTTATTTTTTCTGTTTCTCGGACGGTCGAGGATAAGCAAAACAATACAGGCAAGATCTTTATTGCAAAAAATAGAAACGGACCGGACGGAATAGTGTATGATATATTTATGGATACCTCTAATGTAAACATCAAGATTATGCCCCGCACTAATACCGTTAGCCCTTCGGGAGGCGCCGCTCAAATCCCCAGAAATCCAGTGGCCCTAGGAGCCAAACAACAAAAAGAATTGTTGCAAAATAAATACGAAAAGTTTAGAAAAGGAATAAACAAATGAGAACTATTGAAAACATCCGTCGGTTTAGACTTTCAGAGTCATTTATCGAACCATATAAGAGCCAAGAGGTCCCATGGGGGCCGCTGGGATATGTTACTTTTAAAAGGACATATTCACGAAGATTGAGCGAATTTGATCCCGATGCATCGGGTACCGAAGAGTGGTGGCACACATGCCGCCGCGTTATCGAAGGTATGTTCGATATCCAAAAAGAACACGTCGTGCGCCTAGGTTTGGAGTGGAATGACCAGAAGGCTCAGCGCACTGCGAAGGATGCCTATGATAGGCTCTTCAATTTGAAATGGACCCCCCCGGGCCGCGGCCTATGGATGATGGGGACCAAGTTTGTAACAGAGCGCACTGGCGCCGCATTATTTAATTGTGCTTTTCGTTCCACCTCGGATCTCTCGGCCAAGGGGGGATATATTTTCGGCTGGATCATGGATGCTTTGATGGTTGGTGTGGGCGTCGGATTTGATACCAAGGGTGCCGGCACGATAACTATCCAAGAGCCCCAATATACAAATGATACTTTCGTCATTGACGACTCCCGAGAAGGCTGGGTCAACTCGGTCCAGATTCTATTAGATGGATTTTTGTCGGGAGCTAAAGTACCCAAGTTTGACTACTCAGCAATCCGACCGCTGGGCGCCCTCATTCATGGCTTCGGTGGTACCTCGTCGGGCCCGGACCCCCTCGTTGAGTTGCATGCAAATCTCCAAGAGTTGTTTGTCGATAAGGTCGGCGAACTCATCACTTCTGTAGATATTGTGGACATAGAGAATCTCATAGGGAGATGTGTGGTGTCAGGAAATGTACGCCGATCGGCTGCATTGGCCTTGGGTACCCATGAAGATATCCACTATCTTGAAATGAAGAATGATCAGGAAAAACTCTATCATCATCGCTGGGGCTCTAACAACTCTTACAATGCGCCCGTAGGTATGGACTACACATGGCATGCCAATCAGGCTCAAGAGAACGGAGAGCCGGGCACTATCTGGCTAGAAAATGCGCGGGCATATGGCCGCTTTAAGGATGGGATCAATTATGATGATGCCGAAGTGGTTGGGTTTAATCCCTGTGTTGAACAAAGCCTGCACAATGCAGAGCTTTGCTGTCTCGTAGAAACATTCCCGGCAAAGCATGAAGACTATGAGGATTATCTTCGAACGCTGAAGTGTGCGTATCTCTACGGCAAAACAGTGACCCTTGTCAACACTCATTGGCCCGAAACCAATGCTAAGATGTTAAAGAATCGCCGCATCGGCCTCTCACAATCTGGTATTGTGCAGGCGTTCAAGAAGCACGGCCGCCGGGTGATGCTCGATTGGTGCGACAACGCCTATGATTATGTGAGAGAGCTTGATACTGAGTACGCCAACTGGCTATGTGTCCCGAAATCTATTAAGATGACATCTATTAAGCCGTCTGGCACAGTATCGTTACTCAACGGCTCCACTCCCGGCATCCATTTTCCGGAAGACGAATATTATATTAGACGCATCCGCTTCTCTAATGTTTCCCCAGTGTTGGCAGCGTTGCAAGAATCAGGCTATACCATTGAAGACGACGCCTACTCCCCCAATACTTCGGTTGTAGAGTTTCCAGTAAAAGAAGAACACTTTACAAAAGGGAAGAGAGATGTTAGTATGTGGGAACAGTTGGAGATTGCCGCCCAATACCAGCACTACTGGGCCGACAACGCAGTATCAGTCACGGTAACTTTTACAAATGAAGAAGCGCCACACATTAAAAGTGCTTTGGAACTGTATGAGACACGCCTGAAGGCGGTGTCTTTTTTGAAGGTGAGTAATAGCGGCTATAAACAAGCTCCTTACGAACCTATAACTAAAGAAAAATACGAAGAAATGAAAAAAGTAATTAAGCCATTGCAGCGAATAGAAACGGATGAAGGCGGAAGCGGTACAAAGTTCTGTGATGGCGATTCATGTACGATATGAGGTAAAAAATGAATTTTAATCATTTGATGGAATCAAGGTTCCTTAAACGCAAATGTGGTGTACACAATTCTTCTTGCTATTATATTCCCGCAGGGAATGTTAGAACAACGCAAGGAGAAAATGTACACCTCACAATGGTCTGCAAAAATTGCGGTGTTCGCGAGGATATATTTTTAAGCAGACAAGAGTATAATACTCAGCAGAAGCTAATACACAAGGAGATAGGAGATGTTTAAGCCAGTTAACAGATATATTTTAGTTGAACAACAAACGGAGGCGCTAGCGGAATCGCTGATTGTCCTCCCCGACGACTACAAACCCCCCGAAGAGAGGTATGCCACAGTGGAAGTCAAAGGAGTGGCCGACGATGTTCGTTTTGAGCTACCCCTTACAACCAAAATTATTATCGATAAATCTATGCTAGAGGAAATAACAGTGGGCCTAACTAATTATACTGTTATTCTAGACAATTACGTGGTTGGAATTATTAGTTAATTAGGAACCAAATGGACAAAAATTTCTATAATGAGGCTTCTGCCAAAAAGCTAGGGTGGGAGCCCTCTTGGTTTGGTGAAAAGTATTTTGATGATAAACTGATCCGCGCCATTAAAAAATGGCAGCGCTCCAAGTCGATCGCTGCTGATGGCTTGTGTGGCCCTATGACCTTTCGAAGACTCTGGACTGAACGCCAATCAGCCATTGACGAACACAAGCCTCAAACGGAGGAGTATACCAATTATATTATTTATAACGGAGAGTTTCATCCCATCGAATGGGACAAATTTGTACTCTGGTCTGAAAAATCAGGACTAGCTCCACGTAAAGGCACCTACTATGATTATTCCGGCCGGCCAAAGAGAAAGATCCGCTATTTTGTTAACCACTGGGATGCATGTCTTTCATCTAAATCGTGCCAGAATGTTTTAGATAGGCGCGGGATATCAGTCCATTTTTTAATCGATAATGATGGGACCATCTATCAAACTTTAGATATGCAGCATGCAGCATGGCATGCCGGCTCATCCCGCACTAATCGTCCATCGGTGGGCGTGGAGATTAGCAACGCCTACTATCCCAAATATCAAGATTGGTATGTTAAAAATGGGCATGGCAAACGGCCCCTCGTTGAAGATGCGTGGGTTCATGGCCAGCAATTAGAACCATTTATGGGATTTTATCCGGAACAACTGGAGGCCCTCAAAGCGCTCTGGAAGGCTATCCACGGTGCCACCGGAATCCCCTATGAAACTCCGGTGAGCCAATTTGGGAAAACCTCCACCAAATATGCCCAAGAAGTAGCATATGGTAGTTACAGCGGATTTGTTAGCCATTACCACATAAGTAAGGCCAAAATAGACTGCGCAGGTTTAGATATCAAAACCCTTTTAGATGAAACTAAATATAACATCCATATATTGGACGAGGACCTGAGTTAAAATTTATTAACCCATATTTAGTACATGGGGTTGACGTTTTTAATTTTAATGATGAGCTGCGGCTCGGTACCCGCTGATGAGCCGATGTTGGGCATTCCCCCTCCGCGGATACGTATCTCATCCCCCTATGTTGAAGAGCTAGCGGCAATAGGGATGCCACAGCAGCCATACACGTGGGATAGAGTACCATCGGTGCGCGTCTGCACGGATTCTGGAGTGTCTGTTACGAGAACTACCCGCGCCATGAAATATTGGGAACTGCAGGGGTATACTTTTTCTGGGGTGGTCGGAGATCCTTTTTCGATGTGCATGACACCGAAGTATGGAGAGATCCTTGTAACATTGCCAGAGGTTGGGTTTGCCGGCAACCACTTAGCTTCGACGAAGCTATATACAGATAACAAAACGGGATATATCGTTAAGGCTAAAATTCATATCCTCCCCAAGTACGCCAGAAAAGATCGGGTACTAGAGCACGAGATAGGGCATGCACTTGGCTGGAAGCACTACAGACAAAGATATCACATTATGTATCCGACGTGGCCAGGTGGTGGCTATGATTCTTACGGAGTCCGCAAAAGATAGTTGACATTTCTACTCAACTAAGTTATACTGTATCAAACGTTAGGAGAACAAATGAATAAAGTCTTTTGGTCAACTATTGCCGCAACGGTTGTGTTTGTGGCGGTTATTATTGTATACGCACTATAAAAGGAGAAATATGTTTACAACTTTATTAGCATTAGCTGTGCTTTCTTGCACACCCGCAGGAGAGATAGGGGATTCCGACCCAGAACCGGCTACACTTGATGAGACGATTGAGCGTCTAGATCGTATGATCTTGACGTCAGAAAAAATGTTGGAGGATTTGAAAAAGATGCATCACAATTCTGAAATGATCTTTCGTGCCGTAACTGGCTGTCCTTCTGATCATCGTTGTGAGGAATTAAAGAGGGACATCGAGGAACAAATTGATGCGAGAGGTGAAAAGTGAGGTTTTTATCCCTTTTAGCCGCGCTGGCTCTGACCGGCACAGCACACGCTGACGATTTTAGCGACAGCGAGACGTCTTATTCGGGCGCATCTATATTAGAAGGAGACTGGGACGTATCGTTTGAAACCGCTACCGACATCGCTGGCAGTGAGGACCGATTTCCGTACGCCTTTTTTGAGGGAAACACCCTTTATGTGGGAAACTCAGACCAATACGACAACACCATTGACGCCATTGTGGAATTTTTCTGGTTTCAATCGTCTATCGATAGAGGCACAGATTTTTATGTTGCCGTCATCAAGACAAGAGTTACGCCCGGACACAACTGCTTTTATGCCCCTTGGGGCTGGGCAGATGGTGCCCAGTGCAAACTATGGGCAGACGAGTGGAGTGATTGGGGTGAGCATCCAGTTTTATCGGTAGAGGCACTGACAGACATTGAACGCGAACAAGGTGCCTTCCGCTGGGACTGGTCCGTTCCGTTTGAGTCCTACGGTATTGACGCCTACGGACAAGTAACGTTTCAGAATGCATATGGAATTGGATCTGATTCAGAAGGCGCCGTCATGGCTCATGGCCAGTACCCCATTAACGAAGACGGAGAGGTAGAGGCAGAGGGCAATGTTCAGATCAAGGGCTACCACTCATCAGAATATTCGGTCCAAACTCAATACGAGGTCACACTTTACGAGTGGGATGTCTTTGTTGATGGTCGTGCTGATCTAATGGCATGGGATATGTACCTTAACCTCGGCGCGAGAGAAACACAGTCAGCCTACCATGAATACTTCTTGAGTGTTCAGGTTGAGGAAGGCATGCCCTTTATGATAGATGAGTTAAACTTTATGGGAAACTTCGATACCGGCTGGTACGATCCCTTTCATCATGAACTTGGCGTGACACTCACAGACTTGGTTATTTCACAGCCGTTCTTTATCCCAGCAGAAGAAGAGGAAGAAGAGCCCGTTGTTACGGATAGCGATACGGGAGACTCACAGGAACACGAAGACACCGGCGATGGTGACACCAGCACTCCTTTTGAGTTTGCTGATGATGCTGCATCGGCGGACCCACAATCTGCGAAGGGGTGCATGACGGTGAATCGCGGCAGCTTATACGTTATGTTTATGGCTGCTTTGATGGTTGGCTTCCGAAGGAAGGATTGATTCTTCACCACGAACATATTGTTATAGGAGGAGGCCTCGATGCGGCTATGCTTGCTTATGCATACGACCTCCCTCTTTATTTCACCCACCCAGCGCCTCCTTTTCGGTTTGATTGTTTCCCTCCCGATATAAGATTATCAAGTGTGGGGATCCCCTCCGAAAGAAAAAAATTGAACACCCTTAGTTCGTCTATTGAAGTAGGGATACCAAAATCGATTTTGTGGGAACGCTTAATGTTTTTACTTTCTTTGGATGGTCGCTTGCCATTGAGCAACTTATGTGATATAATGCGTTATGACGGTGAAAAGGTTACGTGCACCAATGAGTATGCAAAAATTCATGAGTTTAGTTTCGATAAGTGTTATTATTTTGGAGACACTAATGTTTCTGGCATAGTGTCAGAAGAACCCCCCACAGAGCCTAGTTATATATGTTATGACTACATCGCATTTCACAAAGGAGGAAAACATGAGATCGATTATATACCCACAGGTGATGATTTTGTTAGCGAGATATGGTTCCACTCATCTGACCGAATTGATGGGAATACTGGTGTTAAAGACGCTTGTGTGGTCTCAGCTTTAACCGAAGAGGAGTTGTATGATCCAAACTTCTCAGAGACGATGGCGCGCTTTAAAATGGAGAAGACTTTATATGATAATGGGATGAGGGGTCCCCTTAATGGATACACATCCAAAGGCACACCCAGACATTATCGGTTTAAAACGTCTCACCTCCGACGTTTTAAAAAACTCAGCACCCCGCTCCAGTGGGAAGAGACCCCCTCTATACAAAGAAGCCCTTTGTCGGCGGATGAGCTTCTGGCGCTGATCATAGAAAAAGATTTAGCAACCTACAAAGTTTTAAAATGCGATTACACATTGCCGGCATAGTTCCTATTGCGAACATACAAACCGATCATGAGAATGTATTTCCGCCTGTCCTTGCGCCGGTGGCCAACGGCCTCAGCGCGATACAAAAATCAGTGTACGAGTGCGCCATGGCCGGCTGTAATACTATTTGGATCGTAGCAAATGATGACATGATTCCTCTAATTAGAAAAGCTGTGGGGGAGTGGATTTACGATCCTGTTTATTATGCACGAAAATTTAGTAAATTTTACAAGGAACAACGTAAAGAGGTGCCTATTTACTACGTTCCCATCCATCCCAAGGACCGCGATCGTCGTGATTCTTACGGTTGGTCTATTATCCACGGGATTCATAGTGCATGGAGAACAGCCTACAAACTTTCGCGATGGACAGTGCCAGAGAAATACTATATTTCTTTCCCCATGGGACTATTCGATGTTGAAAGTGTACGGCAATACCGTAAGGACATTAAAAGTAAAGAAAGTAATTTTTTCTTTGCACATAAAAACAAAACAGTAAAAGATGGTTTACCGCTCTCTTTTACCATGACAGGAGAAGATTTTAAAACATGTCGACGCAACATCAACCAAACCACCACAAGGGAATATTTACCCCCTTCACCCGGCCAGCAATACCCTTCGGAGAAGCTGCCCCTGAACCAAAGGTGGAGCGCACGCTATTTCCAGCTAAGCGACATCTTTCACCCACTAGCGATCGAACCAGAAAAGACGACTAAGATAGAGCTAGACTGGTTTTACGACTGTTCCGATTGGGACACCTATGTCTCCTATCTGGGGTCCTCCCATGAGATAAAAAAGCCCTTTATTGAGTTGACAAGGGCCCATAAACATGTTAAGATACCATATCTTGAGGAGGATTAATGGATCGAATAGAATCCACGATTAAGTTCGTTGGTCTGCATGCACACAGCGTGGCAGGCTCTATTTTTGACGCGATAGGATACCCGCAGGCACATATGGATTTTGCCTACCAGAATGGTTCCGATGCGTTAGCGCTGACTGACCATGGTAACATGAACGGGCTACCATATCAGGTATTGCATGCCAAGAAAATGCAGGAGGAGGGAAAAGAATTCAAGCCCATCTTCGGATGTGAAGCTTACTTCACGCCGTCGATTGCAGAGTGGCATGCCGCATACAATCAAGCGATGGAAGACAAAAAGAAGGCTCGTTCCATCAAGAAGGACGAGCAGTCGGGAGCGACCGTCGAAGATGAGGGGGACAGCAAGAAGATCCAAGGGATCCTCAAACGCCGGCGACACCTTGTGCTATTGGTTCAAAACCAGACAGGACTAAACAACTTGTTCAAGCTTGTCTCAGAATCTTACAAGGCTGAAAACTTCTATCGGTATCCACGGATTGACTACGCGCTCCTGAAGAAGTACAATGAAGGCATTATAGCGTCCTCAGCATGCCTAGGCGGTGTTTACGCTGGCAACTACTGGGAGCACCGGGAGGAAGGCGATGAAGCCGTCCTAGAGGCAATGAGGGAGTCTACGCGGCAAATGGTTGATATCTTTGGAGATCGCTGGTATGCCGAGATTCAATGGAATAATATTAAAGAGCAGCACGAACTGAATCAATACGTCATTCAGGTTGCCAAAGAGTTTGGCGTTGGACTGGTGACGACAGCCGACAGCCATTACCCCAACCCTGGCGCTTGGAAGGACAGAGAGCTTTACAAGCGGCTTGGTTGGCTTGGTAAGGGGCGCCCTTCGTGGGCAGAGGAAGAGTCGCAACTACCCGCCGGCGTTGAAGAAATTGGTTACGAGTTGTATCCAAAGAACGGCGATCAGATGTGGGAGAGCTACAAGCAGTACTCCGACGAACAGGGTTTTGAATACGACGATGACTTGGTCCTGCAGAGTATTGAAGAGACACACCGGATTGCGTTTGATCGCATCGAGTCGTTTCTGCCCGACAACACAGTGCGCTTGCCAGAGTTTGTAGTACCCGCAGGCTTCACAGCCACTCAGGCATTAGTTAACTTTGCTCTTGAAGGGCTGAAAGACAAGGCCCTCCACACTAATAAAGAATATACGGACCGACTGAAGCGCGAACTTAACGTAATCGATGATCGTGGTTTCTCAAAGTATTTCCTGACAATGAAGTCCATCGTGGATGTAGCTACTGATATGATGCTGACCGGCCCTGGCCGCGGCTCCGCGGCAGGCTCGCTTGTTGCATATGCACTCAACATTACACAGGTGGATCCGATCAAGCATGGTCTTCTGTTCTCTCGATTCTTGCGTTCCGACGCAACTGACTATCCCGATATTGATTACGACGTGTCTGATAGTATGGCGCTAAAAGAGAACCTTGTTGAGATGTGGGGGGAGGATTGTGTTGCACCAATCTCCAACTGGAACACGCTGCAGCTCAAAAGCTTAATCAAGGATATTTCAAAGCTTTATAACATTCCATTCACGGAAGTTAATACGGTCACATCCATTATGATGCGAGAGGCCACTCCCGATGCCAAGAGAAAGCACGGCGTAAAGGCCGGAGTGTATGTTCCCAACTGGGAAGAGGTGATCGAGTTCTCCCCTTCGCTGCGCGCATATCTAAACAAGCACCCAGCAGTCAAGACTCACGTTGAGGGACTCGTGGGACAGGTGCGTTCATGTTCACGTCATGCCGGCGGAGTTGTTATCGCCGAGAACCTAGACCAGAGCATGCCATTGATTAATTCCGGAGGCGTCCGTCAAGCCCCTTGGGCTGAAGGCCAGAACGTTCGCCATCTTGAGCCGATGGGCTTTATTAAATTCGATTTACTTGGACTATCTACTCTCAAAATGATGGAGGGTTGTATTGAGCATATTCTGCGGCGCCACCATGGTGTCGAGAGTCCGACGTTTGCACAAGTGAGTGTTTACTATAACAAACATTTACACCCCGATGAGATCGATCTGAACAATCAGGAGATATATGAGAACATCTTCCACGCCGGCAAGTGGGCTGGTATATTCCAGTTCACCGAGCAAGGCGCCCAGAAGTTCTGCGTCCGAGCCAAGCCACGTAACATCATTGATGTCTCGGCTATCACTTCTATCTATCGCCCGGGCCCTTTGTCTGCAAATGTCCACGATGAATATGTGGATGCTAAGGAAAGCCCGCATCACATTAAATATTTGAATGATGACTCCCATGAGATCACCCAAGAGACCTTCGGTTTCCTAATCTTCCAAGAGCAAATTGCTCTATTGGCACACAAGCTTGGAGGCTTGACTCTCGATGAGGGCAACATGCTCCGCAAAGTGCTGACTAAGAAGGGGACAGGCAAGGGATCCGTAAAGGGCAAGCTGCACGATAAGTTTATCTCCGGCTGTCTTAAGAATAAGATCGCGAGAGACGCAGCCCAAGCTCTGTGGGATAAGTTTGAGTTCTTCTCGGGTTATGGTTTCAACAAGTCACATGCAGTATCTTATAGTATCATTTCGTTTCAATGCGCATGGCTGTTTAACTATTATCCATCGGAATGGATGGCAGCATTCTTGGACAAAGAGCCAGAGAGCCGGAAAGAGAAAGCAATCAACATTGCGAAGAAGTTTGGTTTTGAGATTGCAGCACTTGACATTAATAAGTCCGGAGCCGTCTGGGAGATTAGTCCCGATGGAAAGACTTTGATTCAGCCCCTAACCTCCATCAAGGGTCTGGGCGCCTCAGCCATCGATCAAGTCATCGAACACCGACCCTTCCTCAACGCAGAAGACCTTCTGTTTCGGGAAGGCATATCTTACAGCAAGTTAAACAAAAAGTCCCTCGATGCTCTTGGGCGCGGCGGCGCCCTAGATCTACTGGTTGATGATCGGTTTACGGGCCGAAAACATTTCTGGTCAGCTTGCATTGTTGAGCGACCCAAAAACATTAAGAGACTAAATGAGAACATTGAACTCTATAGACCAGAGGGGGATTTTAGTGAGGAAGAGGTCATTCAGTTCAAAACCGATTTGACTGGCGTTTTTCCCATCAACCTTGTGATCAGCACCGAGACGGTGGAGAAGCTTCAAGAAAAGTTTATCCCCCCTATCTCTGAGTTTGACCCTGCTTTACAAGTTTGCTGGTTTATCCCGCGAAAGGTGACAGAGCGTAAAACAAAGAATGGCAAGCTATACTGGATCGTGGAGGTGATTGACTCCAACAATGAAGTCACCCGAGTGCGATGCTGGGGAGTAAAGCCATCCCGAGACAAGATCCAACTTAATCGACCTTATATGGCCAAGCTGGATTATGATGAGAACTGGGGATTCTCCACATTCGCTCTGTGGCGTACGTTTAAACTATTGGGATAAGAGGGAGAGCGCCAATGTCCGCAACTAACAAATTGCGCTGGATGAGACTTATCAACCAGATAAGGTTTGTGCATGAAGAGACCGAACTGGTAACAGAGGTGATAGCAGCGGGAGAAAAGGACTTCAATGAATATTATCTCCAGTTTGCTGCGCGCAACAATTTAGATATCCATGCCTTAAACCAGAAGCACCAAGAAAGAGTTGAGGAGGCATACGGCATCGGCCCTCAAGTGGCTGAGCCCATCCCCCATGAAGTAACAGGAAGTATCAGTCTCTATGAGGGCTCTCCTACTCCTGAAAGACAGGCACCTTCTCCTTACGAGATGACCAAGGACGAGCTAGAAATACATGAGTGTTTTAATAAACTTTTCAAAAGTATTGCTATGAAGATCCACCC